ATGGTGTATCAGTTGCAAATAAAACAAAACAGATGCTTGAACTTAGACAAGATAATAAATCAAATGCTATAACAACAGTTGGCAAAGATAGTGTTGTGGTTGAAAACTTACCTGATAAATCACAAACAATTAAGTCGCAGTATTACAAATCATCAAGAGCAAACTTTGAAAGGCAAGGCACATTTCATGCTACAGGTGTTCAATCAGAAGATTTAACTTGGCGTAAGCTAACACCTTTAGAATGTGAAAGGTTGCAGACAGTCCCAGATAATTACACAAATCATGTCAGCAACACTCAAAGATATAAGATGCTTGGCAACGGTTGGACTGTTGAAGTTATAAAGCATATATACATGAATATGGATGTAACATGAAAGTAAAAAAGTGTGTAAAGTGTAAAAACACTTATAGATTAGACTTTTTTAGGACTAAACAAGTCAAATACGTGGTAAAACATAGTGATATATGTAAAAACTGTGAAGAATAGAAACTTAGTGCATAGTGATAATTGGGAAACACCCAAAGAATTATATGATAAATTAAATAAAGAATTTAATTTCGATTTTGATCCTTGCCCTATAAACATAGGTGAAATTACACCCGATAAAGACGGATTGCTTATTGATTGGGGCGAGCGTAATTTTATTAATCCGCCATACAGTAGAAAGTTAAAAGATGCTTTTGTTAAGCGTGCGGTTGAAATGTCAGAGCGTGGTAAGTTATGTGTTTGTCTTTTACCTGTTAGCACAAGCACAATATTATTCCATGATGTTATAAAACCTAACGCAACAGAAATTCGTTTTTTGCGTGGTCGTGTTAAGTTTATTGGCATAAATACTTTTGGAGAGCGTGTTACTAATAAAGCTGGGATGCACGATTCAATGATTGTTATTTTTGGTAAGGCGTGCGGGCGAAGAGGTGGTTAATCAATTTATACATACGGAGTTAATTAACCTACCCGCTTTAGGACAAAACAAGTTAAATATGTGGTAGAACACATTGATATTTGTAAAGATTGTGACAATGTAAATTATCGTGTTATGATGCGATATGCCAAAGATTGTAGAAATAAAGCATAAACAAGGCAAACCTACGTTACCAGAGTTAATAAATAGATTAGATTGTATGTTTGATAACATGGTGTATCGTGGTGAAGATAGGCTAAATGTTGTCCTAGCTAGTTTAAGTTTTTGTATATCTCAGCTCAATGTAGAGTTTGGTGATAAAGAAGTTATAAAGCTAGTTCAAGAACTTTTAGACCAATATATTGACAAATCTGCTAAGAAATAGATTATTGTCAATTATTGTCAAAACAATTTGACAGTTAAAAACGTGATTAGAATGGGCTTTTGACGAATATTTTATTTTTTTCATTTTTGTCACAAGAGAATAAGTAAAACTCTTTAAAAATATTAGAAAATACTTGACTAGATCTACACTTCTCAAGTATCCTCTCAATACACTTTAGGATAAAGTGGGGATAGCTAGTATATAAATATCGCCACGACTAATATGCGAACATGGGACATAGAAAAAATAAATTAGAATATGAACCTATCATCTCTTCAGAAGAAGAAGCTCCAATTGAATACTGCAATTTAGACGAAAAGCTCAATCGTAGACAACGAAACTTTATCTGGATCGCAGTAAATAATCCTCGTTTATCACTTGTAGAGTGTGCCCATAAAGCAGGCTATACGTCTCCACGCCAGATGGCTAATAAATTAATGAGTAAGCCTATTATTCGCAAAGAATATAACTATTTGATGAACCAGGCTAAAAAGAAATACGAACTAAACTATGATCGGGCTGTCCAGGATCTGTATGATATTCGGGACAAGGCAATAGAGGCAGGTTCGTTTAACGCTGCAATTTCTGCTCAGAACTCCCTGTTAAAAGTCGGAGGTTTGATCGTGGATCGTAAAGAGGTTATGTTCGGAAAAGTAGATCAAATGAGTCGGGAAGAAGTTGAAAACAGACTTAAACAGCTCATGGGTAATGTTGTTGAGGCTAGTATAGAAAACAAGCAGCCAGATCCTCCCCTGGTAAATGATGAGACTGAGGTTGAAAAAGAAGATAAAGAAGGCGTATCAGAGTAAGAGGAGAAGTATGGAAATTTATAAAATTTATATACAGTAAACGGACACGCCTAGCCCGATTATATGTTAAGAATTTTATTTATTCAAGAACTTATCTAAGTGACGAAACAAAGCCCGTTTATTGGTAAACCAAGCTGTGTGTGTAATTTTGTTGTCTTGTTGGACTAGATAACCAACAGTAAAGCAGACTTGATCACCTAGGGGGGTGTGTTCCAAGTCATACTTTACTGGGTCATAAGAGACTATTTTAATGCGATATCTATTCTTCATCAGTCGGATTAGATGCAAAGTAAACAAGTGCATATACTCCAAGCGTGATATAAAAGACTGTATCAATCATCTCCACATTTCTTTGTAAAGACTTTTAGATACTTCTGTCTCTCCAATACTAAAAGCATAGATACTATCATTCATGACTTCTATCTTGATTTCATTGTTTGCAATAGCAGTAAGTAAAACTTCTGCGTCATTACCGTCAAAGGTATCAAGCCAGTCAGATACTTCGCTATTAGTTATTACGTTGGACATTTTTTAAATCCTCTATCATAATTTTTCTAACAGGTGTATCGGGGTGGTCATAATCGTCATACTCTTCATCATGCTCTGATACGAAATCAACTTCAAACTCTTGGTTTAAAGGATCTAAAACATGGTCAGGGTTGTTCATACCATAACGATACAAATCAATAACATTGTTCTCTTTGTCTAGTGAAAAATGTATATAAGAGCCACAATAAAAATATTGTTTGTCTTTTGTTTGCACAACTTCAAAGCCTAAGTCTTTTAAAAACTCACTATCTTTTATTGCTTGTAATGGTATTGGTTCTGTTGGTCTGTAATATGTTGACATGGTTAAAATCCCCCTCTAAATAAATAAAATAATGCTTTCAAACGCCATTCAGATAAGTGGCGTAGGTGTTTTGGTATTTTACGATAATCTATATTGCTCACTTTAACTCCTTTAAATAATTAGCAAAATCTTCACGCTCTTTTGCATACTCTTCATTGGTAAGAACTCCGTATTCTTTTCTTGATTGTTTGAGTATTCTTAGTGTTTCTAAACCACGATACCCATCATCTCCAATAGCTAAACATACTGCTTCCATAACTTCTGCTTCTGTATATCTAGCCATTATGCTGACTCCTCTGCTTCAACTTTGGTAATCTCTGCTGAAACTTCTTCCCACTCTGTTGAGTCATTGAGAAGAGCAGACTCCTCTGCTTCTTCCCAACTGTTAGCTTTTACATAAGCACGTTCAACTGTAGTAAATGTTTTAGTTACACAAAATTCTTTTTTTAATTCACTCATGCTGACTCCTCTTGTAGTCTTAATTGAGTCAATGTATCAACTAAAGGTGTAAAGTCATTTTCTATAAAATCTTTATCAAGTATCTTATAGTTATCATCAACTTCCATGCCTTCACATACATACCATTGACCACGTCTGAATATATAAATCCACTCTATATCCCATTGGATATCATTCAAGTATGAATGTAATGAGTGATATATCATTGGTGCATCATGGTTTGCTCTACCTTCTAACGAATCTTTTAAGGTAGGTTTAAGAGAAGATAAATAACCTTGGTTGGCTAACTCTTCTGCTTGTTTTGGTGTGTCGTAATTCTCATTGAGTATTACTCCGTTATAGTCAGGGTATCCGTCATAATGACAATAAGTTACTACAACTTGCCCGTTTGATCGCTCATAAGCGATATTACTTCTCGTTCCCATTTTATATACCTCCTATAGTATTATATATGGTTTATCCAGTGTGGTTAGTGAGAGGCACGGTTTAGTTCTTATCTCCCTTTCATACTTAACTTGCAGTTATCATATATTGATAAGCAAAGATTTTACAAAGTCGCGTAGCCTAACCACTATTTAATGATACTATTTGTAACCAATATGTCAAGCATTATTGTAAACAATATGTATCTAATTAATATTATAGTGTTTATTTATATGTAGGGATTTTGAGGATTAATCGCATTTCTCTTGTCTCTCGCTCTCTCTTCCAAAAAAAATCATGCACAAAATGGCTACAAAGCCAGTCGGGTCGGGCAGTCGGGTTGTCGGGATATTGTGTCGGGTCGGGTCGGGTTGAACTATACACATAATATAACACAGGATCACAGATCCCTGGGAGGTGTTGCTGCAGATCGCTGCCGTGTGCCTGGGAAAAGCTCTTTCAAATAAAAGATACATTTTGTAGACAACAGGTATAAAAAGTATTAGAATATACTTTTACTTAAAAGGAGGAGAGATTGAAATTATCAACAAAAGAACTTGCCATTGTTAGCAAACTAATAGACTTAAACTATGAGTATTTTCAAGCTAAGAAAATACACAATCCTATTAAAAACCAAGTAAATGACAATTTAGATTGTTATGAATCAGATGAAGAATTTCAGTTGACGCAAAAAGATTTTGTTAATTTGAGATATAAGATTGAGAATTTTTTTAATCAGTAGGAGGAGAGATGAAACAAATTAGAAAATTTGAACAAGAAGCCATAGTCAATCAGATTATGGAGGGTGTGAATGAAAGACTTGATAGCAAAATAGAAAAAGCTAAAAAGTCTAAAGAGTATAAGGCTATAGCTAAAATGCACGACAGCGTTGCCAAGCTACAAAGTTCTATCGACAGAATGGTTGATGCGAAGAACGAAGAAGTGCAGACACTAAACGAGCAGATAAAAAAGTTTAATAACTTTCATACAGTTGAGAATATTGGTATTACTACGATTGGTTATAACAACCAAGACTTATCATGGTGGAAACATGATTGGGAATTTAGAAATAGTGTAGCTGACAAACTTGCTGTTGCTTTAATAGAACCAAATGCACAGGAAAGAATTAAAGAAATCATAGTTGCTATTGCTAGTGAGGTATCTTAATGTAGTTTGTTCCTAGACTAATAAGCCCGACTTCGTGTCGGGTTTTTTATGTCGGGAGTCGGGGTTCATTTTTACTTGCTAGTGCGTGAGTGAAACACACATATAGGAACACAGGGATCCAGAGCTAGATCCAATACCCAGGCAGCGATCCACGGCGGTGGTTGACATTTTGTATCCAAAGGGTACAATGAGCTTTTACAAATTAGGAGAAGTAAATGGATAAGAAAGACCTGGAGAGGTTACTCAAAGAATGGTTTCCTAAGGGGAGCACAGCTTACACATCAATTAGACATGTTGCACAATCTGGAATGAGCAGACACATAAAAGTATTTGCAACACCCAAGAAAGGTGTAATTCAAAATGTCTCTGGTTATGTTGCAGATTACCTGGACTGGCGTTATACAAACAAAGAGGCTGTTTTCGTTAGTGGTTGTGGAATGGACATGGGGTTCCATTTAATATATACACTGTCACGCGTGTTGTATAATGACGGTTATGCGATAAAGCAATCATGGGTATAAATGGATACCCTCTTCTTATTAACGGTTGGCGTGTATGTGGTGGTGTTCCTAATGTCGGGTCGGGCGTAAAGTAGCTTTCATGAACGACTCAACAGCCACCACAGAAGCCTTACACAAAGAGGCAGAAAGATCTACTAGGGTAGATCTGGGTTATGTCGGGTACTGTCATCTCGGGACAGCTCGGGTTTGGAGTTCTACTTACGAAGGATGTAACACAGAAGCCCTGGAGTTTATGCAGCGAGCTC